GCGTGGCCGGCTTCCAGGGCGTCACCATTCACGCCGATTTCAGCGATGATTCCGACGAGCTCTGGTACCTCGCCATCAACGCGGACAAGGTCAAGGATCACGGTGACATCAACGCGTAACCAATAACCGGCAGGGGGGAGGAAATCCCCTCTGCCAGAAAAGAGGGCAGTATGGACAAGGAATTGAAAGATCGAGACAGGGAACAGAAGAAGCGGCTCCAGGACGCCAAGAAGAAATGGCTCAAGGACCTCGAGGCGGAGCCCAAGGTGAGGGCTACCATCAGGAATCACGACTTCATCAACCAGGGCGTCCCCATCGAGTTCACCTACCGGCGGATCAAGAAGTATTCCTTCAAGGACGGCGAGACCGTTTTGATCCCCATTTCAGTCTACGAGCACATCAACCAGTGCCTGGTGCCCGACCCGATCTACGTCCAGGACGAGCAGACCGGCCAGCTCAAGCTCGAGGCCAACAGAAAGAGGGCCAGATTCACGGCCGTGCTGGTGGGCTCCCTGTCCGATTACATCAAATCCGGCAAATCCCCTGCCCCCAAGGAGGCAAGCCAGTGAAAAAGACGAAGATCATATCCATCCTTGCTGTCCTGACGCTCTGCGCGGGCTCCGATGCCCTCCAGGGTGGCTCCGGCGGCAACGCCTCGGCCGACACCAACTACTACAACATGGCCGACGCCAAGGGCACGATCACCGCAGCCGTGTCGACATCGCCCCCGAGCGCAATCACGGCTCCTGCGGCTACCCAGCAGGTGCAGAAGGGGAAATAGTATGTACGAGTGGACCCTTGCAGCCATACGGACCTTGGTCCGGGATGTCACCGGCTATAAGTCGACCAACCAGATGGCCGACGCGACCGTGGACGGATGGATCAATCAGTTCTACCAGAACGAGCTCCCGAGGCTGCTGGGCCACTCTGAATTTCATTCCTGGTTCACCTTCAACACGGCCGACGGGGACCTGGGCAAGTACGTCATCGACACCCTGGCCACCAACGACGGCGCCAACATTATCGGCTTCGACGATTCTTATGTGACTGTGGCCGGCGTGGACGTGTCCGTCTACTACGACCGGGCCCTCTTCTTCAGCCTCTGGCCCGAGGACGTCACCCACGAGGAGGCCCAGCCCACGGACGTTCTCTTCGAAGGCCGCAACATCTGGCTGCGCCCGCCCCCGGATGCCATTTACGAGGTATCAATCCCGGTGACGCGCAAGTGCCCGGCTGCGCTGACGGCAATCGTCAACCCCCTAGATCCCTCCTGGGGGCCGCTCATCGCATACGGGGCGGCCGTGGGTATCCTGGCCTCTCATGCCCGCGACATCACCTACGTCGCAGGCATGAGAGACTACCACCTGGCTCTGGCGCGGGCGGACGAAACTCATACCCGCAAGAACCAGCGCTCCGCTCCGGGGTTCTGACATGACAGAAGACAAGGCGATGGAAGGCACCGGCGTGTATGTGGACGAGATCCTGGACATGCTCCGGGAGGACGAGGGGCTGGTCCTCAAGCCTTACAAGTGCCCCGCGGGAAAGAAGACCATAGGGTACGGCTACAACATGGAAGCCAATAAGCTCCCCGACTTCATTGACCACTACCTCATGCAGCACGGATTTATCAGCACCGAGATGGCCGAGTACCTGCTGGACCGCAAGGTCACGGAGGTCATCAAGGAGGTCAGGGCGGCGCTGCCGGCTGGCGCCTGGAAGGCGCTCACGCCGAGACGGCGCGGGGTCGTGGTGATGATGGCCTACAACATGGGCATCGGGTTTCTCAAGGGTCTTCGCCGCTGGCCGCGCTTCAATGCGGCGCTCGAAGCCAACCACACCGAGGCTGTGTGCAGGGAGATGGAAGATTCCTCCTGGTTTCACCAGGTGGGCGGACGAGCCGCGAATCTCATAAACATGTACAGGAGGGGTTAGCGCATGACAGAGGGGTGCCTGAAAGGGGAGGTCACTGTTGAGCAGGTGGTGAGGTGGAGCGCGGACGAGTGGCGGGCGTTCCAGTACAAGCACATGCTCGAGACGGATAAGCGACTCGATCAACTCGAGAACCAGGCATCCATCAGGAACGCGTTAATCTCCATACCCTGGATGATCCTGGGCGGCGTGGTCGTTTATCTCATAGGCCTGTAAGGGGGAAACCATGAACGATCTCAGGACAACGATTCCCGGCCTGGTGGCCGCGATTGCAACGGCCCTGCTGCCGGTGGCGCCCAAGAGCTGGACGCCCTGGCTGGTTATCGTCAACGCGGCGGCGCTCGGCGCCCTCGGCTATTTTGCGAAGCAGACAGGAGGCAAGGCATGAGCAGAAACACGGACGAGATCGAGAAGATTCTCAAGGAAGGCATTGCCGAGGGGCAGAAGCAGTCTGGAACACCCGCTCCCCCGATCACTAAGGAGCAGCGCGAGCAGGCCGCCGTCAAGATCGTGGCCGCCTGGTACGTCCGGCTCTGGAACTCGCTCATGGGATTCTTCGGGGTGAAGTGATGGCAGGGTCCTGGCTCCGGTTCATCCTCGCCGTCGATCAACTCGGCAACAACATCCCGGGCGTCTCGCGCCTCCTCTTCGGACCCTACGCGAACAGGAGCGAGGACGAGACGATCTCCTCTTCCCTGGGCAAGCTCAAGGTCGAGTACAATGGCAGGATCCCCTGGCGCTATCCCGTGGCCAGGGTCGTGGACGTGTTCCTGGACAAGATTGACCGTAACCACTCCGTAGACGCCATAGAGCACGACGAAGGCAGATAGATAACCATATAGGAGGAAGCCATGAATAAAAGGCTGGCAGTATTGACAGTGGCACTCATCATTCTCGTCGCGGGGGTCATGGCGTCCGCAATACAGGCATTCTCCGGCGCCGTCGAATACAAGGAACTCACGACCACGGGCGCGACCTCGACCAACGGGACCACGTTCCAGGGGGACGTCCTGGTCTGCTGCTGGAATACTACCGGCGGATCTTTCTCCGGCACGGTGAAGACGCAGATTTATCAGACCCTGGGCACGAGCGACGCGGGCTCCAAGGGCGAGTGGATCGACACCGGCGACACGTTCACGGCCGAAGGATGCAAGGTCCTCACCGTACCCGAGAACGGGGTCAAGATGCGGGGATACGCCACGGTATCGAGCGGGTCCATCAGGGTCCGCATCAGCCAGGAGTACCCGGGAACCATCAGGACGCAGGGAGGTAAATAATAATGAAACCCAGGCGCCATGCACTCATAGCGGTTTTCTACCTCGTCCTGGCCATATCGGGGATTGCCGTGGCCGGGATCCAGAAGGGGTCCGGCGGGGGCACGGCTGCCGAGATCATCGCCAGCAACTCCGTGGGCGGGTGGACTGCCACCACCGTGCAGGGCATCCTCGAGGAGCTGCAGGGAAACATCGACGCCGTGGTGTTGAGCGCCACCGGCATCGACGACGAAGCCTACAATGCGACGGACTGGGACGGGGACACCACCCTGGCGCCCTCGAAGAACGCGGTGAGGGACAAGGTCGTGGCCCTCGAGGCCGCCCTTGTGAATCCTGCGGCCCATGTGTTCACCGACCAGGCCGAAGACTCCTTGAGCGCCGAAGTAGTGGTATCGGCCAACGGCAAGAGCCTGATAACCGCGGCAAACTACGCGGCCATGCGCACCCTGCTCTCCCTCGTTGTGGGCACAAACGTGCAAGCGTACGATGCCGACTTGACGACCTACGCGGGCATCACGCCCTCGGCCAACATCCAGACCCTCCTCACCTCGGCAGACTATTCCGTCGCCAGGAGCAATCTGGGGCTCACCATCGGCACAAACGTGCAAGCGTACGATGCCGATCTGACCACATATGCGGGGATAACCCCGAGCGCGAACGTCCAGGCCTTCCTGGGGGCTGCCAATTATGGAGCCATGCGCACACAACTCGGCCTGGTTATCGGAACCAACGTGCAGGCCTATGACGCGGATCTGGACACTTATTCCGGGATCACGCCCAGCGCAAACGTCCAGACCATGCTCGGGAGCGCGAACAATGCAGCGATACTCTCGAACATCGGCGCGCAGCCCGTGGACTCCGACCTTACGACTCTTGCGGCCATCTCGGGATCCAGGGGAGACATCCTCTACTTCAGCGCAACCGGATGGAAGAACCTGGCGAAGGGCACGGAAAACTATGTGCTCACGCAGGGGGCGAATGACCCGGCATGGGCGGAGGCCACCGGAGGCGGGGCGTCGGCAATAGACGACCTTTCCGATGTGACCATAACCACCGGAGAGAAAGGCGACGTGCTCTACTTCGACGGTTCCGCCTGGGTCAACGTGGTCCACGGGACTGACGGGCAGTTCCTCAAGACGGGGGGGCACGGTGCGTCGGTATCCTGGGGCACCCCGGAGGGTGGCGGCGACATGCTGGCCGCCTCCTACCCGGACCTCGTGGCAATCGAAGCGCTCACGCCCACGAATACAAACATGATGGTTGGCAACGGGACCGCATGGGTATCCACCACGCCTGCCGATGTGCGCACGAACCTCGCGCTTGTCATCGGGACCAATGTCCAGGCGTATGATGCGGATCTCACGACCTACGCCGGGATCTCCCCGTCCGCCAACATCCAGGCGCTTCTCGGGAGCGCAGATTACGCGACGGCCAGAAGCAATCTCGGCCTGGCCATAGGCACGAACGTCCAGGCTTATGACGCTGACCTGACCACCTGGGCGGGAGTGACGCCTTCCGCCAACGGGCAGAGCCTCGTCGCAGCGAACGACTATTCTGCCATGAGGACGCTGCTGTCCCTGGTCCCCGGAACGAATGTCCAGGCTTACGACGCGGATCTCGCTACCCTGGCTGCACCCACGGCAAGCCGGATGTACTGGAGCAATGGCTCGAGCGCCCAGACCGCCATCTCTCTCGGGAGCTCCGGACATATCCTCTACAACAACTCCGGAACCCCGACCTTCGGCGCCATCACCACGGCCATGCTCCCCACGATCACGCCGGCCATCGGCGGGACGGGGGTAGTCAACGGGGCGAACAACACGATCACCTTCACCGGGAATTACACCCTGGGGCTCACCCTTTCGAACAATACCTCGCTTACGCTCCCGACCTCCGGCACCCTGGCCACCCTGGCGGGGTCCGAAGCACTAACCAATAAGAGCGTGAACGGCATCACCCTGGCGGGCGGGACCTACACGCTGACCGTGCCCGCAACGGGCACCGCAGTCCTCACGAGCAACACGCTGGCCTCCCTGGCGGCCACCACTTCCGCGCAGCTCGCCGGTGTACTCTCGGACGAGACGGGGACGGGCGGCGGCGTGGTCCTCGCCACCTCTCCGACGCTTGTCACTCCGACGCTCGGCGCGGCCACCATCACTTCCCTGGTGCAGTCGGGCCAGACCATCGGGTCCAATATCATCGCCACATCGGGCTTCTCGGTATCCGCCACCGGCATGGTAACGGTTGCAGGGCTCTCGATCACCAAGGCCACCGGGCAGGCTGGTCAGAATCTCCTCTATAACGACTACCTCACGCAGACCACGGGCGCCGGCTGGCAGGGCCCGACGGGCACCATGGCAAACAGCTATTTCCTGGCATTGCCAAACGCGGAACCCACGGCCAACCAGGTCCTGAAGTGCGGATCCCCCTCGAGCCACATCTCCACCATGTCCTGGGACACCCCGCTCTGGGCTACGGGCGGCACCCTTTCCGGAAAGCTCACCCTTGTGGCCAGCGCCACGGGTGCGGCGAGCATGAATATTCCTTCGGGGACCGCTCCTTCAAGTCCTGCGGGAGGGGACCTATACTACGACGGCACCCATCTGTACTTCTACACCACCAGCGCAATCGACCTGCTTGCGGGCGGCGGAGCGACGCTCTCCAATATCAGCAACCCCGGGGCCTCGAAGAGCTTCACCATGGCGGCCTACACCCTGGCGTTTACGAGCTCCACGACCACCTGGGGCGGCGTGACCATTTCGAATACGGCAGCGGATCCTGCAGGAGGAGGCCTTCTCACCCTCGGCTACACGGCCGACGGAGACGCGCAAACGGTCTTCCTCGACTGCCTGGACAATTCCAGCGGGGACTCTAAATTCAAGGTCGGTCAGCACGGCGGAGTCACTATGCCTGACGCCGGGGCATACATCGCACTGGGCGCGGATCCGGCGGACGCCGGCGCCATCAGGCTTTCGAATGCCCAGTATATCTACGCGGAGGCTGCCCCCGCGGGCACGGACATTTCGGTCCTTGGCGTGGATTCGGGAGAGATAATTCAGCTCGGCGCGTCCGGCGCGTCCGGCGTGACCATCACCCCCGCCACCACGATCACCGGCGCCGTCACCTTCACAGGCGGCATAGCCTCCATCGGCGCGGCAAGCAACCTCTCGGGCGGCACGGTCACCCTCGGCACCTTGGGCGGGACCATCGTAGTACCCACGGGCGCGACCCTGGCGGCAAGCGGGTCCGGTGCTATCACGGCCACGGCTCTGGCGGCAAGCACGACGCTGACCACCCCGAACATAGGCGCGGCAACGGGCACTTCTCTTGCCCTGGGCGCGGACCCCGCAGATGCCGGGGCGCTCAGGCTCTCCAATGCAACGGCCATTGCGTGGGAGGATGCCACGGAGGCAAGCATCACCCATGTGGATAACACAGGCTGGCTCATCAACGCGGCCCATGTGTTCCGGTTCAGGGATTCAGCAATCAGCGTTGGGAGTGCAGACGATGGGCATCTCGACCTGACGGCTGATACCTCGATAGACCTCAACGGTGCGGTGGTGTTGTCCTCGACCTTGGATGTGTCGGGCGGGGCAATCACGCTCCAGAACGATGAGACGATTGGCAACGGCGACGATACTGAGATTTCCTTCAACGGCACCGAGGCCCTTGCGCTCGACCTTGATACGGGGACTGCAAATCAGGTCAGGTGGCAGAACCGCACCACGTCGACAACGGGCGTTACCGAGATGAACTTCTCGGCCCTCAACCTCGCAACGACAGGGACGATAAGCGGGAAGGTGCCCATAGTTACCATCGACTCGGGAAGGTCTATAACCTCGGCTGAAGCGCAAGGGTCTTTTGTCATGGTCACGGCGGCGGGGACATATACTCTTCCTGCGGCGGCTACGGCTGGATACGGCTCGACGGTCTGCATCTATGTCAGGGACGCTTCGGAAACCGTTGTCATCGAAGTGGACAACGCCGACAAGATACGGCTCTACGCAACAGCCCTCGATGCTGGCGACACCATAGATTCTCCCGGGGCCGCAGGAAACTTTGTCTGTCTCATGGCCGTCACGGATACTGACGGAAGCGGCACGGATGGCTGGATAACTCTTGGAGCTTCCGGCACCTGGACCGACGGAGGGGCCACATGATGACGCACATGAAAAACCTACTGACGATCCTACTCATCCTCCTCCCCCTCTCGGCCCATGCCTGGG